AGCCTCAAAACTGCACTCGTACTCCTGTAGATACTGATCCTCGGCCAACTGCGCTTTGGCGGCTGCTAGTTCAGTCGCCGGTAATAACCCGCTGCTGGAGGCAGGCAAGCGCAACAGGAACCATTCTTGCGGCAAGCGTTGTGCGGTGTCGTAGATTTCCCAGAACTGGTTTTTGCCCTTCGGTGTACCGCCAAAGACGCACCAACCCTGCTTATCCGATAGGGACGCTCTCAATACGTTACCAAACACGCTCGGCTTGAAGTCGCCGTACTCGTCAAGGTACAGCCCCGAAAAGCCTAACCCGCGCATGGCGTCAGCGTTGTCAGCACCGAACAAGCGAATCTGACTACCGTTGATTAGCGTGATGGTCAGTTCTTGTTCGTTGATGCTTTGGATGATCGGGTGTGCGCCGTCCTTAAAGTATTGCCATGCCACAGCCTTTGCCTGACTGCGATAGGGGGCGACGTAACCAAATAGTCCATAGGGCTGCTGGTACATCGCAGCAGCGCGGATCATGTCGTTAACGGCGGCAACAGTCTTACCTGCGCGGCGGTGTGCGACGAGACAAGCCCAGCGTTTAGTGCGCTCATGAAACGGCATGAACGCCTTGCGTGGGCGGTAAGGCAGGATTATTCGGGAGCCATCCATCCGATCTGTACCTTGACCGGGCCGTTGTCCTTACCTGTTATCTCTTGGCGAGCAAGTTTGGGAACGTGGTATTCCAGCAGGGTGCTAAAGCACTCAAAGGCAGCCTGTGGCCCCTTCTCTGCTGCGATCTCGTCTAGCCACCCTTGGAGGCGGTCTGCGTTGCCGTCCACAAACGCTGCAATGGCCTCTCTGGCGGCCTGCGTGGACTTATTAGGCAAACCCTTTGGTCTACCCGGCCCGCCTTTCTGACCCTTTTTAAAAGCACCTGCGTTCATCGTCGTAATGCCTTGGCTAGTTTGACTCGCATGGGCTCAAACACAGTCGCAACCTTTGCCTCTGGGCTGTAATAACCGCCATACCCGTATGCCTTCATCAATCTTTCAAAGTCGCTTGCACGGCTAAAATCATCAATAGCCCCGGGGTTCATTTGAGCAAGCGGTGATGTCGTATTTACCACATCAGCCAGTACACCTAACTTTGCCGGGTCGCGCCTCATGTTGTACAAGTTCTCGCCGCGAGCGGTGTAAACGTTTGACCCTAACCCCGCTTCTGGGCGAACAGAGCCGGGTGCGCCGGTATAGAAATATGTTCGGTCTCGCACATCTGGCGCATCGCGTAACCGAGCCGCTTCTTGACCTTTTATACCTGTTCCATAGCGGGTTGGGTCGGTTTGGGTTAAAGACGCACTTTGACTGTAGTGCGTTAAAGGCAAACTAGTAGCCGTTCCCGGGTCAGGAACAATCAAGCCTTCAAAACCTGTAATCGGCGATCCCATGTAATCAATCTGGATCATCTCGGCAGGCAACACGACGGATTTCTGCGGAGCGTATTGGAAATCGTTAAACAGTTTTTGGCGCACTTGGCGCAATTGCTTGATTGTGTCGGCGTCATAGCCGTACTGCATGGCTTCCGCAATGTCGCGTTCTGCGTTCAATATTTCGGCTTTTAACTCGGCGTTAAGTGGCGAGTAATTTACTAGGCTATTTTGCCCTCTTGTTTCGCTGGACATGGCTATGCGAGCCAGCGGGCTAAACATCTGGCTATGAGCGGCCCATGCGGTTTCTTCACCAACAGGGCCAAATTGGTTGCGGTGTACGGCGTGGCCGAAATAATCGTGTACTGCGCGGAACATTTCGTTGTACGAAAGCCCGGTGTCAGGATCAGTTGATCCAAGGAAATCGTGTGGATCGCCGCCGCGGTAAACAAACATATGTCCGCGCTTATCTATGTCCTCAAAAAGTTCCTTGCTGCTTTTGTACGATCCTTCGCCGCCGCGGTAATACGACATGGAAATTGGCAGCGCATCAAATTGCGATTTAACTTCTTTTGCTAGTTGAACATATGATTTTTCTAGCAAATCGTCATAACTTTTAACTTTTGCTTTTTGCAAAACTTCAGGCATTACCCGCTCGTAAGATTTAAGCGTTGCGGCCTTGTATTGCGGGCTTTCGCGTGTAGCCTCTAAAAAAACACGCCCAATCGGCGCTTGCTTTTGCAAACTGCTTGGCGGATTTTTCGGCAGTTTATATGGCGTGCCGAATTGTTCTTGTGTGTATTGACTGGCAACTTGTGCGGGCGTTAAACGTCGTCCTGAAACCGGCGATGGCGCATCAGGTTTCGCCAACGCCACGCCTGTTCTTCCTCCGACAGTTCCACCCGCGGGCGACCGTTGCGGAGTTTTTCCAACTTGGCTGACAGTTGGCGGTACTCGTTGATTGTTGCCTGCACCCGCTTCTGCCTTTCGGATTCGGAGAAATGGCCCTTCTTCTCGTCTTTCATAAATTACCTTTGGAGTTTTTCGGGACGCGCCCATACCCGCAACAACGCCCTCTACAGGAGCAATTGCCGACCCACCGATGGAACCACCCATGATGTTTGCGGCAACATTCATTGCTTCTGTTGGGTCAACTTGGCCGCCGCGGGCCGCGTAACCGGGAGCAACAACGGCTTTCGCCGCGTCGTATAAAAATTGCGGCGCTACTAGTCCCGTTTCTTTACTGTAAAAAGGCAAAACGCTGCTGCGCTGAACGTCTGGTTGTAACCCAGTTAATCGTTCTACTTCGCTTTCTAGTGACGGCGCACTATCGCTCATTGCTATTTGTTGACGGCGGTATTCAGCCAGCGCTTTTTCCATGCGCTCGCGGTCAGTCATTTGATATTTGAGCGCCGCGGCTAAACGTTGACGGTCAGCGGCCATTACTTGTTCCTGCTGCTAATGGCTTTAGCCTTGGCTCGGGCGTCCTCCTTGCTAGAGGCTCCCCACGCCTTCAGCGCAAGGGCTAGGCGGGTCGGCTTGCCGTTCTTCGCCATCGGCCCCGGCATATTGCCCATCCGTGCGAGGAAAGAGGCTCGGCGGGGATTGTCGCCTGACTTGACCGGGGGCTTTAACGTCCCGCCGGTCTCGCGCTTATACGAGGCACGACCCTTGGCGTTCAGCCCGCCCTTCGGGTTCTTACCCTCGCTGCGTGTCCACGCGGCTGTCATTTGTTTTCTTTCTTGGCCGTCTTGGCGCTTTCGCGGAACGCTTTAGCAGTCGGTGCGCCGGGTTCGCCCGGTTTACGCATACGCTCGCCCGAACCGGCTTTGATGCGCTCTTGTTTAGCGAGAATGTTGGCGTACAGCCCTGCCTTTCTCATTTGAAACGCTCCAGTTTGTAGACCAATGCGCTGATCTCGCCCACGATCTCGTCAATGACGTTCTGCAAGTCGGTGTCTTTTGGCAGGTCGCCTCGGATGCCCTTCACAAACGTCAGCAGGCTGTTGGCGTATGCAGCAGCGTCTTTCTGTACCTTGAAACCCTCGGGGTAGTCAGCAAGGGGGATGATGCCGTAATGACCCTGATACGCCTCTGCGTACTTGTCGGCCAAGTCCACGATGTTCTCGTAGTAGTGACCGAGTGCCTTGTGGGCAGCATAACTGGCCGTCTGCAAATGCAGAAAATGCGTAGCGGTGCTGCTGTGTAGCAATACGCCAACAAACTCGGCGGCGTCTTTGTGGCTCATTGCGGCGTTAGCCTCAAGGTGGGCAGGATTATTGCAGTCGTAGCATCCCCTAGCGCATACCGCTCTGTCAACTGCCTCTCTGGCGGGTAAACGAGGATGCGCTTGGACAAGTCAAATTGCATAGCGTTCCACACGCCTTTCTCTACACCCTCAAAGTCATCTAGCGTGATGATCGTGTTTGGCGTGCAAAGTCGTGCAAGGTGCGCTTTATCGTCGGGTTGCAAGCGTCCATCCAAGTGCAACAAGTCAATCGGTGCGTCAAGTTTTGTGAACATTTCCGTGGAACTCCCGTGGTATTGGGTGATGTAGGTAGCCAACGGAAGTTTGAAATTGTGGGTCATGTCGCAGGTATGCGTTTTCGCACCTAAACGCGACAACACGAACGTGGATTTGCCGATATAGGTTCCGATCTCGGCCACGGTCTGCGGTCGGAAATAGCGCACAACCGCCCACAATGCGATTAGGGAGGCGTCATTAGTCGTACCAGTGCGTCGGGCAGGGTCTAGTTTTTCCAAGTCCTGCAGAACGTGCCACGGTAAGTCGGGTAAGCCGTCAAAAAGGGTGTCCCAAATAGCGCGAGATAGTCGTTTTCGGTTTAAGTTCAGCATATAGTTTCCCTATGTTTGTTTTCTTTCACGTTGGCGACGACATCGCCATGCCGACCGCAATGGTGTTCTCCATTCGCGCCCACAACCCCGACGCGACCATAATTCAGGTCACCGATGCGGCTACCCCCGCTGTGCCGGGAACGTCGCGGGTGTTTGTGACCGAGGGCAACCGCAAGTATCTGATGCAATGGCGCACTAATGCCTTTGCGGAACTTGGGTTGACCGAGCCTGCTATGTACATGGATACCGACATGATCGTGCGGCATCCGATTAGCCCCAGCGCGTTGCTCAAGGGCTGGGGGCCAGCAGCCATGACGCGCCGTGAATTTAACCGTGACGCCGTGTTTAACCCGCGCCAGCGCGGTCAGGACTACAGCGAGTACGAGGGTAAAACGCTGGATCAGGTTTACCCCTACGTTGGCTGCTGCACCATTACGTCCGATTGGGGCGTGTGGGCTGACCTTGCCGAGATGTACAACGTCCTGCCGGATAAGTTCTGCGTGTGGTACGGCGATCAAGAGGTTTTGCGGGAATATAGTAAGCGCGTGAAGGTGCAGGATTTGCCCGAATCGCACTATGCCTGCTTGCCCGAGTACCTGAAGCAATATCCTGATCCGGCTATCGTGCATTACAAAGGCGCTCGCAAAGCCTTGATGCCGATGTTTGGGAAATAAATCAAAACGCATTGTTTCCCAACTGACATTGCGTTTTATAGGGGGTAGACCGGCCTAGACCGGCGAATCTTTCACCTTCTCTTATACGCATCTCGCTCACGTTACGTTAAGAATCAGCGGTCTACCCCGGTCTACCTTTGGGAAATAAATCAAAATGAATTTTTCCCAACTAACGTAGCTGCTCGGGCTTGATGGCGGCTAGATAACGCTCCATCA